CCTTTTTTAATTTCATCCTTTGCCAGCAACCGCGCAAAGTTCAAAAAGAACACCTCTTGTAGTTTTGTCCCACCGGCGAGAAGATTGCCGTCCTCGTCAAATTCTTGAATAGAACCAGTCACGTCATGGCCCATTAAAATTTGAGCCATTTGGTTATAGATGTTTGTTTTCTTCGCTTGCTGAGCCGTAGTAACAGAATATAAACCGCTCTGCGAAGAAATACCAACCGTAATATCAAAAATATGATTTGCAGACGAGCTGAGATATGGGTAATCATAAACTGACTGAAACATTCCGTGAGAATAATTTTTGATGTGTGGTTCGCTGCCTAGCGCTACGGGAGCGCCCCCATATGTTCCAGAAACCAGCGAGCCGGTAATCGGAATCGACTCATGCAGCATCGTCCTGGTCGAAGCGATATCGTTATTTAAAAACGTTTTAAACGTGGTTGCCATATTTCTTTCCTTTCATCCTTTAGCTTTTCTTGACAAATCTAACTGGAATGTCAAGAGCAAATCCTGTAGTTGCTCCGACGACGCGGACAATGCTGTCAATGAAATAAACATCGCCTGCCGGGGACAGGTTAGGGGTGGTTGAGTTGCCTGTTGTCAAGTCGCCAAGCTTTTCAAACAAGTAAGTACTACTGTTCAATTCAATTGAGGATTGAATCTTGAATTCAAGAATCGTCCCTCGCGGACCAGTGATGACCTGGGAGCCTGTCGCCGTTTCCCTTTCGGTATTTTCTGATACATATTCCTGGTCTGTCCCGAGCGACAAATAATAAGAAGCGATGTTGTCATCATCAATGAATGAAACCTTCGCTCGGTTGCCGGTTTTACTTACAAGGTTCCCAAACCTATTATCAATTTGAATAATATATTGAGTTTCAACCAAGTCTGAATCTAGATTAAAACTAGGCGGAATCTCGCTGGTGTCGAGCCCTTGGTCGACGCGAATAAAATCGCCAGATTTTGGATTTTCGCCAAAAAGGGTTCCTGGTTTCTTTTGGCCCGATATGATGGCTGCGGCATCCTCAGTTTCTTTATCTACGCAAACAATATGGGCTCCGGTATCTTCTCTTTGCGGAGCCTCTTTAGTGTTCAATCTCGTGACCGGGAGGTATAACAAGTTGGTGCGCGGGATAGAAATCAATCGGTGCTTAAGCATAGAAGTGTTGTTTGTAAACGCTTCAAGGGATGGCGTCTGCAAGATCTCTAAATCATAATAAGCGCTGCCGCTAGCGTGGTCTTTATTATAAAGTCCATAATTTATTTCATCGTCGCCAATAGCGAACTTCGCTATTCTAAAGCTCCCATCACCTTTAGCTAGACGAAATCTCCCTGTGTCCGTTAAGACGGCATCAAGGATGATATCGCCTGAGTTGTCAAGAAATGCCATTAGTTATTCTCCCTCATATATGTAAATAGGCTTTTGCAATAAATAGTTCTAATCTTCCAAAAATACATTATTTAAGTGTGGACTTCCGCTGCATCGCCGTCTTAAAATCAACATTTAGGTCTATTTTTTTTCCTGTTTTTCTGGACACCAATCTAAACTTAAATTTTCTTCCCCATGGGGATTCTTCCAAAAGTCCTAATTTCACGTTCTTTGTGCGGAAAGCTGATTTTTCGCCATCCAGAAGATCTTCATCAATATAAGTATGTTCCAATCCTGGCTTTATTTGTAACAGTCTTCTCATTTTTTTTGAGGGATGCTTCGGTTCCACTGGTGAAAAATCTACTATTCTTTTTATCATATAAACAGAACCTTCGTCGTTGACTAGTTCAACTTCATAAATGTCTGACGGGTTCGAAACATGTCCATGTACATCTATCATTCTACAGATATAATAATATTTTCTGTTTGATGCGATGCGGTCAATATATTCTGCCGAGGATGCGCTTAAAGATTCAGTATTCCCGTATGTCGAATTGTTAGCTATCGATGTCAACAAGTTGCCATGAAAATCAGACCACGATTTTGGGTGGTTTTGCAATCTATAAATTTCAAAATATCCCTCCTTCCCAATCGGGTCATCACTTTTAAATCTTATTGGATCATTTATGCCAACCTTTTGCGCCCGTCGAATTTCAGCATGTGCAGCCACATCTTTATTATTTAAAGCAACAGGGTCAAATTTATATTCTCCCACGGCACTTTTCAAATTAAATAAAAGGTTGCGTCCGTCAGCAAAGTAGGGCACAATCTCAACTTCCGGTGGCACGGGCGGGTCATCTATAATCAAATGATCATCTGTAAATATCTCTTGTTCAATTAACAACACCTCTGGTCTTTGCTTGACACGAAAAGCGGCATGCCTATTCCATACCTTTAGTCGGTCATAAGAATATTTTGTATTGACGGCGAGCTGGTATGCATAAATTCGATATGCATATTTTTTGTTATATTTTATTTGAGTGTCTACTAGATGTAGCACATCAATCTGATTTGTATTTGGAAACCAAAAATTTTGAATCGTTTGGCCAGCTGGTAACCCTGCCTCGTTAGCTAAAGTTTTTTCTACTCTATAGAGAACCGATTCTGTGTGACAAGGGTGACCTTCGATAATTTCGTCAAACGTTCTAAACCTGTTTTTGAGGAACGTTTTTAATTTCCCCAGAAAAATAACTCCCAATAAACTCCTAAAAAACTTTTTTCGTGGATCCACTGTCATGTTGTCCTGAAGGGTGCCATCATCCAGAAGAACGGTGCTTTTCAAGGCATTCTCTTCATCTTCCGCAGAAAAGCTCGGGGTTTTAATGGTGCCAGTCTCGAAATCCATCAATGAATTATTTTTGAGCCATGAAAGAATATTCCAAACTTTTCTGACTGTGCTGGTTGTGCTCATACTTTTAGTAGTGAATGGCGTATCGTCTGGTCGTCTCGCCTGCGCAGAAGTTTCTACAACCTCCATAAAATTAATTTCTTCAAATCCCGTCGATGATGTAATGTCTTTTACCATAGACCAAATAAAATCATCGGTTAGCATAGTTTCCGAAAGCATTTGAGCGAATTCTGTCATTTTATCGGTTGAAAACTCCATGTCGACAAACATGGGGAACAATTCTTTCTTATCCGATATTTCTTTCAGAAGATTGACATTCTCGACAGGCACAACAATATTCTTAAACTTTCGGCCTAACTCTGCAATCTTTGCCTTCGTAGCTTTTGAAAAACTTCTTCCATAAATGTCAAAATATTGTCCCGAATGTTTCTTTATATCAAACTTATGTTTCTTGGAAGCGCCGACTGCCGCTTCGTTTGCACTAATGGTACCGCCTAACGTAAGATGGTCAACAAACACTGGGTTACTTGTATCATTTATTTTTTCTAACATCAGTGCATATAAGTTCGGGAACGTTGTCTCTGGCTGATTGAGCCCATCCCCAAACCTTAGCATGTGCTCATAACCCTGAATGTAAAAATTATATTCCGGCCTAATCTTCGCATACTGCGGGCCTGCAATGCTAAGAGAGTCTAGTTCTCTATAATTAAAAGGCATTTGCATATCAAACGCTAAATAATCATAATCAGTTCCAACAGGAAACAATCCATCAATTAAAGTCTTCCAATTATCCGTTCTATAGTTGCCCTTGTTGTCAGTGAAACTATGTTTGTTCGCTTTCAGTCTAACAACCTGCTCAACTTCAAAAAAAGGATTGTGCTCTCCTACAAATTCGTCAGGGCTAAGATTATAAATCGGTTCTGAGGTCCAAGTAGAAAACGGAATGTTAGCTCCTCTATTACTCGAACTGCCGCGTTCAATAAATCCAACCGATCTTGGCGAGTCTCTCTTGTTATCATAGCCCCAGTATTTTCCCGCGACGTCACGAAATTTATCACGGCGAGGGCTTTCCCGTGAGCCTACTTGATACCCTGGCGCTTGGCGCTTTTCTAATGATGTGCTCCAATTGTTTTCTTCGATTACGAACTTCCGCTTGCTGGCTCCTGCGAAAGAAAATACTTGATTAGTTTTTTTCTGGCGATCCCTGTGTTCTTTTTCAAGTGTCGCTTCATTAATGTTTTCCTCTAGAAGCGAAGCAATCCGCTGTTCATTAACGTAGTGCGCATCTTCTATCTTTGGTTTTTTATCTTCGAGTGCCATATAATTATACTATCCTGCCAGATTTGAGATTCTTTGTGAGGTCGGTGTTGCGAATAATTCTCTGCCTAGAGGCACGCTTTGGAATAATACGCTTCGAACTTATGACCGCTGTAGATAAATATTCGCTGGATAAAAATCTGTGTTGGCGCAATATTCTATTTAATCGCCTTGAAAGGCGATCGCGATAGAGAACTCGTCCGCGCCGCAACAAACCACTAGCTGTACCGGGATTACTAATGATGAAATATTTATTATATACTGGTAGTCTCGTGCCCTTAGCTTCCTCTACTCCAAACGCTTTGTTTTCATATTTAACTGTTCTACACAAAAGATTTTTGTCTCCAGCACGGCGAAAAACACTATATGTCAGGGGCACCCATATGGGATGTTTCAAGAGAGGGTGCCCGTTTGAATCAATTTTGTAACCTATCATCGCTTCGGTTTTTCGTAGTGTCTTATAATTAAATATGAATGCTGCTTTGCCCGCCGGGGTTTGCAATAAAGAAGAGCGAGCGCCGGTCCAATCGTATCGAGTAACCCCTGTTGTCGCTTTGGCCAGAAACAAAGACTTGATTTGATTTGGTAAGCCCGCCATTACCGTCATTATCTTAGGAGTAACAATGTTAGGGGAAGCTCCAGGTGGCTGTGCTGTGGGAGATACCAAAGCAGTCATATTTTCTGATTTTATAAAAGTGCGAATAGCGCTCCGTGAATCGCTCCCCAACTCATAAAAGTCCATACTAAATTTAAACCCCGCCTGCGATCGCGCCTCTCTACTACCCGCTTGATTTGTTATAGGGTGTTGTGATTTTATATTACTCGTTCCAACGCCGTCTAAAAACAATGGGGCAGCAAGATTGGCAAATAAAGGAATAGGATTCAAGTTTGTTTCCTGTTCGTCGGCTTCGCCGGGCTCTCCAGACACAATAACATCAACCTCTGCCCACTCTCTTCCTAAAATGTCGTCTACATCTGTATATGGGTCATAATCTTCCTCTAGAAGTTGTCTTATGTTATGGTAGGGAGAAGATACCGGCGTAATCAAAGTACAATTAAAGTTCGCCATTATGTTTGTTAATTGGCTTTTTACTTGAAGTTCGTCCTTGTTTAGTTGGAGAGCCGCCTGAGTATTTTTTTTAGGGCTTGGTGGTAAAAGTGGGAGAAATGGTGATTTTCGCGCTAAATTTATATTGGCTATTGATGTTTGAATTCTTAAACTGGCTTGGGCGTCAAATGCGTTGTCCAACAAAGATATGTTTCCTTGAGTACCAAGGCTTACATTGGAAGGGGTAAGAAAAGTAAGACGAGTATTGTCAACACTATCATTTTTTGTATAAACTGCGGCTCCATCAGTCATATTAATGTTAGCGGTTGTTGAGGTGAAATACTTAAGAGATTCTAGCTCTGTACGTTTTTCATATTCGGCTCCAGTGATCACCCTTAATCCATCTTCGTTCGATTCTCTTTCCAAGGCACCCGGCGAAAGAAAATCATAACCTAATCCTTTCGGAACATTACTATCAAACAGTTGTGGGAAAAAATATTCAATCGTAAATGTTTTTACTTGAGGCTTCCCCGGTGTTAATATGGATGAAGGTCTAACAAAGTTTCCATCGGAATCGGCGCGAATACCTTTTGACCGTTGAGATTGTAAGTTAGCTCCAGTTGCCGAAGCCAGCCGTTGCATTAAATTTTCAATCAACTTTTGAACCATGGCAATTCCTCGGGGATTGCCACTTTTTGGATCCAAATACTTCCATAGCGCGGCGGCAAGCTTTATATCAACCGAGGATTTGCGGAAAAAAGATAAAACAGATAAATATGTAATCAATGGTTGAATCCAAGGACTCCTAACTGGGCGCTCTTGATTTTTTTTCCACCCATATTTAGAATACATCTTTTCGATAAATTCTTCAGTGAACCGATTACTGACTGGATCAAAATGATTGGGTAGCGTAGCTGTATTATAATAATAATCAAGCCAATACTTGGCTACGGATAAATCACGAATCTTATTATTAATAAATTTTTGTGTATTGTCCTCTACTACAATTTCAACACCATATTGATAAAAACCATCTGTCACCAATGGCATTGTTTTATCAATTGCCGTAAAGTGACGTACCTCATCGAACTCTGAATCTAATTCAATAACTATTTCTTTAACCGCCCCCTTTGTGGAAACAGATTTTTGCATTTCGCCAGGACGTGATTCCCCAGTATAAGAAATAACTTCAAACGGCTCATCTTTATCAAATATATCTCTAAGCTGCGTGGGGCTTCCAAGACGGTTCAGAGTTGTGAACTCGCGCGTCATACGTCGACGTTTAATCTGGAAGTTTCTAACTTTAACATTTTTAAAAAGCTCGTCTTGGTTGGCCTTGCTGTATAGTGCGCCATACTGAGTATGATCTTTAATCATTTTCCCATAATCTATTGCGAACGCGAGTCGCGCTGCTCCTCTACTGTCCCTCGCCAAAGCTACTTCTGAAAAATAGCTCTCTGTTCTTGGCACATCCATATTGTCATTTGTGAGCCTTTTAAATGGCAAATTAACATTGAATAGTTTATTTTGAACGATAGAAAAATCTAATTGTAGCTTTTCCAACTCGTCGAAGTTTCGAAAATCTTGAATTTTATTATTTTCAACCTCGTGTTTTGTTACAGGCTCTTTGACCTCACTATCAACAGTGCCGGTTAGCCACCCTCCCTCCGCTTGGTGCACGGGGCCAGACCAAATGTTCCCATTGGCGTCTTTAAACACGAACGATTTTGATACAAGACTGCCATTTCTAATCACAGTATCGGTTGCAACCTTTCCGTTCATAAGCTCAAAAAGATATGCGCCACTAGCGTCTAAATTATAATCTTCAATTAATTGGTCGATGTCAATAGATGACACAGCAAAATAACTTAAGTGTCGGGGTGTCTTTGTTGGCACTTCAAACTTAAGCCGAAATGTAATATCATAAATGCGTTCACCCGTAGAACTCGTTGAGCTATATTGTTGATTTAGTAAAGACTTGTTGTTTAAGAAGTGTTCTTTAATGGATATATATTTTGTGCTCGTGTTCTCAAAGATAAGCTCCAATAGTTCAGGGATATCTTCTTCAGAATAAGCAGGCGGTCTGCCACCGATGGAGGCGAACTCTGGTAATTCTTTTAACTCTTCCATGAGTTCTGCAACAAATACAGCCGCCTCTACCGCAGAATTTATATTTGCAAGCTGGATGGCGTTATTTGAGGCCGACATGATTTTTGTTACTAGGGGGTCTGTAGATTGTATAACCACAAACCTCAAATATTTTTGGAAGTCCTGATTGCTGAACCATGTATCAATGATGCCGTTATCCAATTGCTCTTTCAAAAGCAGATCTAAATTAACAATAAGGAGACTATCGGACGGCGACTTTTGCACTCGAACTGTTTCTCGGGCATGGTCAATGTGTGGGTTGGTTTCTCGGATTGGTGTGCCTGCTGTTTCCAAAGTTACTGTCTTAATATATACGTCTGGAATCAGAGAGCCAATTAGTTGTTCTTGATTTACTGCCGCCATTAATCACATTCCTCAAAATCATCTAAGTCTTGTTGTGCTGAATCATATAATCCGCTAGCCACACCTATCATGGTCCTGCTCGGAGAATCGTCCGGGCATTTGAATTCTTTGGCTAGTCTCAGACCCCGACTCTTATCCTTTGGTAAAGCCCCGCAAATATCATATTTATCAATCTCCCTGTCAACATTCACTTCGAAAAAGTATTCAACATAACTAGGATCGACCTGGGGAAACATTTCATCAACACTCTGCGCGGAACCCTCTGGAGCATTGGTTAGATACACCGCACCAAGGTCCGATTGTTGGCGTGCAAAAAAGAGAGGGATTAGTTCTTCTTTTTCCCCCTTTCCGTGGCCCGGTTTCATGCTCCCTGATGCTGAAATAGTTTTAATTTCATATACTTCAATATCGAAATTTTCTTGGAGGTAATCTGTATTCGATTCTTCGATTTCTAAAAGTATATTATTTTCAAACACTTTTAGGGCAGACCCATCTTCGAACTCCAATTCGGTGCTTCCAAGCTCTATCGGTTGATAATCATTTGCTGCCGGGTCATCCATGGGGCGGCCCGGAGGTCCAAAAACATCGTGCTCGCCCTCAGCGAAAGCCCGTATATTATATAAGACTTGGCAGTCAAGCTGCGGTATTTTAATATTTGGCGAAGAACCCGTTGTATAATCAACAGAGGATGAAAGTTGACCCTGTAAAAAATATGTTTGCCATGCGGGTAATTTATCTGTATGTAAGCTGGAGTTGCCGAGCGGTAATGTCATTACATGATGCTTCGATGCCATGGGCTGCAACATATCATCGCCTAGTTTCGCCTTTTTTTGTCGCACCAATTCATTTATTTTTTTTATTTCTGTTTCTACTCCGTGATAACAATTTTGCACGCGAGGTCGCGGAGTTTCGTCCTGAATTCTATCCTCGACATCACTTTGTCTTTCCGATAGGACAGAGCCGGTAACCCACTTTGTATCGTATATAATATCATCATCAAAGAAGGCATAATACTTCGGAATAAATTTGCCCTTAGATAATAGATGCTTGCCGTATTGGGTTATCTTCAAATCAATAACATCTTCTTTTGAATCAAAAAATTTCATTATGGTTCATCCTCCTGATCAGGCAGCGGTGGCGGGATTGGAACATTGCCGGGTGAAAGGGTTTTCCATTCTGGGTTAGTTTCCCCATAAAGCCCTGTTTGTTTGCTGCCCTTGCCAAGCCAAGGTGGAGGTGCGCCTAAGTTAAGATTCGTTAATTTAACCGGATTAATCAAGCCTGGCCTCCACGCAGGCAAAGTACCTACAAATTCCATGGCTTGAGGACTAGCAGGAACAACCGGAACGGGTGGCGCTGCTGGCTGTTCCGCCTCCACCGCTTGCGCCGCCATATGACCAGCGGCCAAAGACCTATAGGCTTGCTCACCAATTATTGCATCGGGAACGGACCGAGGAGGCAACATTGGAAAGGAGTCATTTCCTAATCCGACTTTCACATCTATCTTTGCAAGTTCGACCAAACTAAAGAAGTCATAAGGCCAATTATAGCTGTAATCAGGAATTGTTTTATGGCCACCCTGCGAAAAATTGAAACTAAACTGGTGGTCATCGCTAGAATCAGCAGTAAGCTTGAAATAATCTTTCCTGGCCTTTTTCTTAACTTTAAAAACCATCCAGCGCGTGTGCTTTGGTATTGGGTTCCCCCTAAAGAATTCGTTTTCGCCAGTTTCATGCATCAATACTGACGTCCCTTTCTCTGCGGTAACCGATATGTCAGGCATAACATTTTGCCAGATATTCGATAAGTCTTGTTGAGATAGTTTGTGATGGAACTCAAAAATATACATTGCATATGGCTCGATACCAGAATCAGTAAGAAAGTCCATATGAGGGGGGAAGATATATCTTTGCATGCGATGTGCCATCTTATTTATTGAGAGCCCTGGGCCATCTTCACCGGATAGCGCAGCTGAAAATATAGCACGAGATTGGCGAGGTGTATTGCCAAGAGAAAAAAACTTTCGTCGGCCCTTAACATCAACAAACGGAATTGCTACGATTGCCTCTGAAATCCACTTCGACTCTGCCAACTCTCCAACCCTCCTTTGCTCGGCTCGGAAGTTGCATGCTTTTAGCAAAGACCCAACTTGCCCAAGAGACGGATCCGGACCTCGGAGAAGTTGAGAGGGAAAACTTTCTCGAAGGCCAAACCAAATACCGGAATCACCTGTTGGTACTGAGCCGTATCCGTTCCAAATACCTATAGGTCGTCGCAAGGGCATGGGGACCACGGCATCCGGGTCGTCTACTTGAGCATGTGTTGTCCACCAATCGCCGTAGCCATCCAAGGACATGTCAGAATCGGATTCTCCTGGGCCAAGCCCGCCGCCCATTCCATTGGCGAAGTTCAAAGTGGGACATTCCCATTTAGTATGAATTACCCACGATTTCGACGCTAGTTGTTCGTCTGCGCGGATTGGGCGTCTGGTTGTGGGGTCATACTGAATTGTTGGAGTTCTAGTTGTTCCAAAAAGATTTATAGAAGAACTCACACGCATTGCGCTTTTGTTTGCTGCCATATTCCCCATAGTTAGGACTTTCTCCAGCTCGGAAGTGAGCGGCACATTTTCGTTTTTATCATAAAAATATGCTGTGCTTTTCGCAACATTAGCTAAAATCTCGTCGAGGCCAAACGCCATGCTCTGGCCTTCCGCCATTTCAACCGCCTCGTGGGGTTTAAAGGACAGCCGCGCAACAGCAGTTCCATAATAATATGGAGGTGTCGAAGGGGCGTACGCTGGTGCGCCAGCGTTCCATATGCCGCCCATGCCGACGGAATAAGCGTGGTCGTGAGGATAAACTTCATAGCGAGGTCCGAAGCCCCATCCGTATGGTTGAAGCCCGTATATGGGTAAGCTTCCATACATCTTGTCGATTTGGAGTCCTTGATAGCGGAAATGCGCGTTCATATGAAAATCTGGTGTCTTTCTTAAAACTACATCCATGTAATAAGTCGTTCCAGAGGCGAAAGCTTGAAAATCCGTCTCTCTCGATGACCGAAGTGTGGATAAGGTCTTGCTTTTCAAAAAGAAGTTTGGAACTTCAGCAGCCCAGTTGTTTGCAGCCAAACTATAATGCGGCTTGCTTTGACCCGACCACGTAGCATAAAAAGAAGATGAACCATAATACGGAGCTGTGAGATACATCCTTCCCTCGGAATCCAACCCCAGTAAGTCGGTGTCCAGATTATCCGGCGACGGTATCGGCAGATATCGGTCAGGATTAATTAAAGCTTCAAATGGCATTCGCATGTCAGGCGTATCGATAATAGCGTATATCGAGCCTGTGGCAGATAGAACATCGCCATGCGGGGTGGGGGACGCATCCCAGTAATTGGTAACTGGTACAATTTCTGCACTACTCGTGTGAACCGGATAATCCACCGCAATACCAGACTTAATAGAATTATACATAATACCGGGCGCATAAAAGGGTTGCAAGAGAGATTGCAGTCTTTCCGCGAAATATTTATCACGAGTGATTCCCTGCCCCGGTGCTTTGCCATAATGGGCTGAAGTTGAACCACTTATAAATGGCGCGTATGATGAAGAGAACAGAGAGGCCAACTGCACCGAGCGTTGCACGGGATAAAAACCATTATATGGCAAAAGTTTCTTAACTGCCGAACACTTCAAGCTAATACGCCCAGGCGATGCTATATCTTCATGGTCTTCCTGAATAAAATTGAAGTGATTCATAAAGTCGCTATGGCAATAGTCTTTCCAGAACTGTTCATTATAATATGCGGTATTTTCCCAAGCGCTAAAATCCGTTCGACCGAAGTCATCGGGTGCCGATGCGCCTTCTAGCGATAAAAACTTGAAGTTGTTTGTTTTGAAGCCGTTCTCAATATAAAAGTCCATGTGCTCCGATATTCTAAACTCGGGAATGGTTGTATATTCTTTCGCTATACTTCGGATATCATCGGCGTAAGCTTCATATGAATCAAACCATGGATTTCGACCTGACCAATAATGTGTTTTCCAGTTAGAAGGTTGTGGGCCGCGATATGGGAATTTTGTAGCATTATTACCCATGCCGTTAACCGTTAGGGGATATAGTTCCGCATGCCACCCTTCATCCCATCCATCCCCCTCGGAATACTCGTAGGAACTGAAATGCACCTGTCCCGCCACCGAAAAATGATTGAAGCATAATGAGGCAGTTCCGTGGGACTTAAAATAAGTATCCGACAAAAAGTGAGCACCATCGGCAGCGCCACGACCACCAGCAAATATTGTAGGTTGGTTGCTTGCCGAATTGCAGTCCCCGTCGGCGGCCATGTTCCAGAGGGACGCAGTTCCATATGCGATGGTTTTATTACCCAATACCCCAACCACGTCTTGTTCGAGGATCAGATAAGGATCTTCATTATAGGCAGTTATTTTTATGGCGTGGTCATTAATGTGTTTCACCAATGATGTTATTAGCCAAGAATCGATAAATTGTGTTACCGGATGTGGAGATCCATCTGCATAGGAATTGGTAACTGGTACAATTGTGGCGGGGCCAGTCGGGACAAAGTGTGGGCCGTTCGAACCAGGGTCGACCTCGAAATACACCACTGTATTATCGGTATCTGTCAATTTTATGGTTTCGGGTGGATTCCAGAAACCGTCGTTCGCACCATATTCAGAACCACAGTCGTCGCGCAGGTCCATTGGATCCGCCCATCCGCTAAACTTAAGTCTAGCCGTGGCTTTGACCGCTGCGACACCACCAAGAAGGTCAAGGTGGTCATCCGTCACACTACCAAATATAGAACCAATCGTATCACGCTGTAGTTCGCCGAAAGTGCCGCCGTATTCATCATAATATGGTATAGACGTGCCTTTCTGCTCGGTATCGTCGTGAGGCCCAAGAGTTTCAACACCATCAGCACCCCAAGAGGCGCTGCCTGGGAATCCAAAATATTGGTCATCAAGACCATAAAGCCAATTGCGATGACCAGACCCAACATCCAAAGGCCACATGCTCAACGTGCCTGACCCCAAAATCCACATTGGCTGTTTGGCAGGATTAGCAGCACCGGCAACATTTTCCGGGTTAGCATTATTAAATATCTGGAAACCCATCGAGTTATACGCGCCATCACCCCTATTTCTATCCCACAAATTATCTTTCCAGAAAGCTCTGTAATTGCCATTGGAGGTTCCCCAAATAGTATTGTAGCTTTCAGCATATTGTGTGCGGCCCCGAGATTTTGACAAAAAAGTATTAACCTCTTTCGGATAAATTGTTTCGCTATAAGATAAAGACCTGAAAGCCTTAATTGGATTTGCGAAGCCAGACTCTTCTCCTAGTAAATAATTGTCCTTAAGAGTATCATAAAGTTGCCTGGGTTGCTCTTGATTGGTGATCAAGTTCATCAAGGGTGGATTGGCGAAAACCGTGAGGTTATTGCCATACGAGTGTCGAATGGCCAAGTCCTGCGGCATACCATTCGCTAAAGAATCGATTCGATGAACCAGGGGAGTGTGCTTTATTGTTACTGGCGACTCAATATGATTTGAATGAGTTGAGGCTTTGAGTTCTGTAATTTCTTGTTTTGTGCCACCATAGAAAAGCGTTCTTGTTGTTGGCGCATCTGAAACAGATATAATGTTATGTTTTCTATGATTCCTCGCAACTGGATGTTCGCCAGTTCTGATTTGTTTCCAACTTGGATAGCCGTATGGTCCGTTGCGGTGGAGCATGAGGGCGTTAAAAGTTGCGCCAACTCCGAGGGCATCATTGATAGAGGGTACCCAACCCGGCACCCTAAGACTGTCAATCATATCCATGTTGAGATAATTGTTGGTGTCTGGAGAACCAGCGGCATCAGCGAAAAAACTAGGTTGTCCTAAAAAGTTCGAAGATGCAGTAAGAGGTTCATAAACCTGAGTATTAATACCTGCAAAATCAGTATATATGGGTTGAGCAGGGGAGAGTAGCTGGTCATTGCCAAATATCCGACTAGAGGCGTAATAACTAGCATAAGAACTCGCCGTCACAAACGATGCCGTTGTCAACACATCACACCCAACCTCTTTCTGAGCCGACGCTGTAATCCAAGCATAACCAAATTCATTTGCTGGAATTGGATGTTGGACAAACCAGTTGTCTCGTGTTTCGAAGCAATCAGTTGCATAGTAATTGGCGGGGAGGTAGATGGTAGTGCTTGTTGCAGCCTTGTAACTACCGCCGCCGTCGACAAGATCATAACCGTTCCCAATTGGCGCTGAATCAGTTATAACATCAATGCTATCGCCCAACTTCCACCAAGAAATAAGAGAATTTGATCTCTTATCACCCGTAACAAATTTTATTCTCGTTAAATCACCTGGACCGGCTGAATCGTAGCCCGGTAAACGGTAAAGATTGGCGACCTCAGTCGGGTTCAGTGCTCTGTCCCAAAGAGAAACATCCTGTATATGGCCGACGGGACTAAAATTAGCTTCCTCGGTACCAATCCAGAATTCGTCGACAGTCGCATTATACCACGTTGGAGCAAGACCATCGGTGCCCGTGTCGACATACCCAGTGAAGAGTATTTGGTTTCCATCTAAATAAAGCCTCGGATCTTCCGTAATACTAAGTGTTTTATTGTCCCACACAAGGATAATGCTATGCCACTTGTCGACTTCAATAGTGCCGATGGGGGAGTAGCGAGAACGTCCAGGGGTGCTAGATGGCCCGTGAAAGGTCTGCACGACAATCCTTTCTTGGCTATCTACGTGGACCTGGAGCGACTTCCCATTCACGCTATCGCCAAACATGAAAAGCTTAGCTACGAACCCCGTACTTTCGCCTGTCTTTTTATACCATATGCTAACCGTAAAATTAGTAAAAGTTTCATTTACAGTTGTATTTTTGTAATAATCATCATCATCAAAGAGGAGCGAAGTCGCCCGATAAGCAGTCAACGTCGGAGTCTGCCTAATATCATAATCTGTGTTGCGGTGAATTTTGTGGAAGGAAGCTGTTAGTGCTGTTGATGCCTCACCAACTGATAAAGTGCTATTCGGCAACGCTCCATATTTAGCACAATGAGCTGTCTGCATCGCATCGAGCGGTGTTCGGACAGCGAGATTACGCCAAGGGAGCGCATTATAAACAGAATATTTATTTGCAGACTCGTCAATGCCAAAGCCGCCATAAGAATCGCCGGAAGTTTCAGGACCGCCTGGAGCAGAGAAACGCTCTACAATTAGATGTGGGGATGTGTAGGGCCATGCGTCCGACCCCCCGCCCTCTTCGGTAGGCGGTCCCGCTTCGGGGCCAGCAAATGGTGGAAAGGTACCGGCGAGGACATTGTAGTCATACTCGGCGAGCATATCTTCATACATCTCCCCATAAAGTAAAAGCGCTTTCCCGAACCCTCGCAACTTTGCATAATCATATGTATCAGAAATGAGCGGGCTTTCGACGGGTTGTTGGAGTTGGTCAATCGTCAAGTCAGCTTTGGCCCACGCGCCCGATAACTTTGCATAAAAGGAATCTCCAGAACCCTGGACACTGATAATTTGTCTTGGGCGATCGTAGTTCCCTGCAAATATATGCGCTGCCGAAGCGTCTAGTTCTGTTGATACTCCCGTCTCGCTAGAGCGGTTATAACCGTATGCATCCGCGTTTGGGATTGTTCCGTGCCACACCACCGAACGAATGTTTCTAATGTTTACAGGGCGCTTAGCTGTCTCATCTCGGTAGTATAGGGCGGGCGCATTCCATGGATAGGTGATACCACCATCGGGGTCAATGATGGGACCACCAAGAATTTCTCCATCTTCATGAATTCTAAATCCCTCGGCCCGATTTTTTTCATTGTGACTCGTGCCCAAGAATGAAGATGTCCCGGCGAGATGTCTATATTGGCGGCCCCCGACGTGTGCCTCCGTGAACGGACCCTGCATTGGGGTTTCGTTTGATTCCCCATAAGAATCATCATGGAGCCCGAAATACGCTGTAGTACCATCCTGCCCATTGGATGGCACTGATGTTACTATATCAGAAGATTGCGAAAAGTATTGGAAAGGCGCTATAAGCATACTTTTCAACGCATTGGCGGGGGGGGTATTTTCCAAGTTCGCAAATCTGGTTTCGCCAGACCGCCTGATCTTTCTTGTTTCTATTGGTCTAACGTTGTCGGTGCAAGAATACCACGGATCTCCCTTAAGATTGTAATCTGCTTCGGCTGCTTCAAGATCAAATTTGTACCAATACGATATTGTTGATGACTGATTTCTGAGCGCCGCATAAGTCCAATCAATACCCTTATGATTCATTGGAACATTTGTGCCGCCGTGCAGGAGCCGAGATGTTTTTAAGTCTAGCTTGTACGGTTTTGAAAATCGCCGAAGAGCATAGGTTGATCCTTTGTATTGTGTCCGAGCGTTATATTCATCTCCGTCCTGTGACAAGTTAAACTGCGCTGCGTTTGGGAATCCGCTGTTCGGGTAATCCGTTGGGTCTGTGTATTCTCCCGTGGCTAGAATTTTATTTGTTGTAACATCAGAAGTTAAAATTCTACGGAGGGTGTTCCGGTCAGCATCTACTGAATCATCCGTAGAAGGATTAACAAGAGCCTCGGCTCTTTCTTTCCACCAAAGACAATTTTCGCCGGTATTATAAAAAAGTGGATTTCCACTGGTATCATAAAAAAGTGGGAGGTTATACGGCGTCATGAGGGTACCGGGTAGTTCCGATGTCACGACACCACTAGTTGTAGTACCTTCAAACTCATCCATTACTGCGTTGTTGCTGCCAACTTGATCAGGAATAGTAAAATTTGGAGAGGTTCCTGTCGCACTATCGCCCATTCTCCACCAAGAAACTATATCACTTTGGGCTGACCATGAAGATTTTAAATCCCAAGGTGAACCATTATTATAGAGTGTTGCAACCTCCGGTGCGCTGAGCACTTTATTGAAAATTACTACCTCATCGATAAGCCCCTTAGCAACATCGTTCGTCGCCGTTGAATAGGCTCGTCCGATAGCCAAATTGTAAGCTGTTGAATGCATCGCAGTATAGCTACCCTGAGTAATATCATGGGCAGAGTGGGCAGCGCCATTGACATACATGCTAATATCGTCTGCGTCTCCTCCTCCATTGTATGTGACACAAACATGAGTCCATATATTTTCATAATCCTTCATGGCATTCTCGGTGCTTGATTTCCGTGATATGTAATTTGAACCATTCAAATCATAAAGGGCTAATTGCATCCTATAGTTATAATCTGTATTGCCTGTACTATTACGAATTTTCCATTGATATTCATATCCCCCTTTGGATAAAATCGTAAAATGTTCCGGCCAGTCACTATTGATTTTTACCCAAGCAGCAAACGAAAAAGCCGAATCATCAGACGCGTCCCCAAAGCTTAGATTGTCTGCATCTGCTATTGTTAGCTGAGATTCATCATCCACGCCATTAAAAGCGATGGCGCTGCTATTAGAAGTTGGAACCCGAGAAGGGATGGGTGCGTGACCGTGCTTCCAATCATAAGTTAGTTCGCTGATACCCTTAACGAACGCCACGGGATCTTCCGCTTTCATTTCAAGGGTGGGAAACTTCGTCCAATATTTATTTCTCTCAAGAATATGACTCTCTACCATGGTCTTTACACCATCAGAGAAGTTCGCTGTTGCAGGCACCAACTGCATCAGCATTGTTGTGAGTGAATCATCAATCCATTTATAATACTCAACAAACTTATTAAAGTCAGGCGCATTAGTGACCTTCCTGAAGAAAGCTTCGCGCAATTTACCAAGAGCTTTATATTCCTGACGATACCGGTTTGCTGGTTCTCCAATGATGTTGTTAAACTCCACCGTCGTTGCAAACATATTAAGCATTTCTTCTGAAATGGTTTGATACATGCTTTTCTCGATGGCGAAGTAATGGTTGATTGGTTTACTATCGCGTGTAAAATAATTGTCATCAACATCCAAAATACTGATAGTATCGGGGCCACTCATAACTTCCGGCAGATTGGTTTTTGCTGCGTATAAGAAATTCAAATCTACAGCTTTGAGTTCATTTGGCAAGAAATAATCGCCGCGACCTGTGTAGTGATATTTGTATTTATCAGGCACGTCCCACTTATCATCGGAGCCGGAAGAAGCATCGACAACGGGAAAAGAACTATCCCAACTTGTGCCACCGTACGGCGAGCCCGGCCCAGGTTCCACCTCGCCATTACTAGATCCTGTTATGTCCGCAAAATCCCAGTTCAAGAGCAAGGTTTCAAACTGCGGTATAAAAATAGAATCAATGTTTGGGTCGCCACTCTGATTAAACAAATGCGAGCTTTTATAAACTCTTTCGCGGCCAAAATTTGTGGGGTCTATGGCGTGCGTCTTGATTTCAGAATCACTAAGATAGTCATCCCAAACACGAACTGCGCCAATCTTTACGTCGGAATAATCGAGTATACTACCAGAGAAATTTTGTCTGTGTGCTCCTGCGTAAATCCTTTTGTTGGCATTCATAAAAGCCGCGCCGTTTGCAGCAGTTAGTGTCCCAGACAAAACAAAACTATTTTGGAATTGATCTAAAGAGGGGTTATAACCCTGAAACTCGATGATGTGATTGCCGCCAATCTGTGTAGCAAGAGAACCACTTACGTGACGCCCCTCCAATGAACCCGATTCAGGATATACCTTCACGGCAAACAGCCAACGCTCATTATCATACACATCCGCGAATTCGCTAGAAGTTAGTGTGGGTATGCCTTCATAACTTGATGTAAGCATAAACCTCGCATCTTTAGAATCTTCTTCCGGTCTTAGTGCATATATTTGAAAGGATGCTTTATCATCCGACGTTATATCCGCGCCTGTCCAATAAAAATCTTCGTTGGCGCGGGTGGTCGATTTCTCATGACAACCAAACAATGAACTTGTCAAATACGGATAATCATACCACAGGTTGGATGGGTGAGTTCTTTCAAATTTAAGTGGAAATACAACATCGGTTTCAAACGTCATTGCAGAGCCCGTCGCTAAAGCTGTGGAGGCATTGGACGGGTTATCTCCAGGTATATAACTTATAGAGTTTGTGGTGCCCTCGCTGGCCGATTGATACATTGTAGACTGAACCCGGTCCGGTTCATTAAAATCAATATATTTGCTCTTGATCGAGGTAGAACGATAATTTGCATCGTCCAATCTATAAACTGTATTATCGGCATAAAGATTAATTCTAATCAGCTCGTCATCAACGCCGAAGCAGCGAATCAGATTTCTAAAAGATTTCTCAGTGCCCTTCGTTTTATAAATGTAAACGAGGTTGTTGTAGATGTTTTGGTAAATGGTGTTCTTGATATCGTAAAGTTTTTGGTCAAACTCTCGATATTCATCTCGATTGGCGAGTTGTGCCAATTCACTCGCCGCCACAAAAATTTCTGGGGCATGCATCCCCATCCCTTCAACCATGTGCTTGGCATAAGGAACTGGACTATTAGAGTAGGGGCGAACCTGAGTTTGAGCTTCAGTTTTTTCATTTGGGTCGTGAACAATTAATTCTTCATATGGATATTGAATATCGCCAATGGTCGGAATCGCTTGGATTTGAAGATGCATCGTATCCAAGTAACTTGCAATAATTTGAGTAAGCTTTTTAAGAGTGTCACCTCCCATATCCTGATCTTCGGACGTAATCCATTCCGGCATGGTGTGGTAGAGCGCCGAATTATTATTAAGATCCCACTCCATACCGGAGGCTGACATTTCTGTCATAAGTGCAGATACATCGGGATGCCCTGAATAAATAATTGGGTCGTTGAACTCAGTCAAAGAAGCTGACGATTCAATCATCGCGGAAGATGTTGGGCCTGCCACGCGAGACAAACCAGGAACAAACCCGGTCCAGGCTCCATTAGAGATTCTGCCTGAATAGTCTAAAACAACTGAATCAGCCACGGCGTTGCCGGTGTTACCCTCGTTGAATTTATAATAAACACCTAAGTCTACTGGTTGTGCCGAACCAGAGAATTTCGCTGCATCTGTGTTTGTTCCACCACCAATTTGAGTGAACCAGAATCGACTAATCTCTTGGGCAGTTCTTGCAGTTTTCCAGTAACGAAATTCATCAACTGATCCCGATAGTTTACCATACCCGTCCACCGCATGAGCTTCAATCAGGGCCGCCGCTTCCGCCTGGTTGGTTGCTGGAAGCCTGAATGCGCCAATGTTTGCAATCATAGAGCCTGTTACTGGTCCCCACGCAGTCGCTTCAGCTTCTTCAAAGGTTGCAACATATTGACCATCTAAAAACTGATTCCACTCAATATAATTCGCACCCGCATCGTTCTGAACCTGCTTAACACTAATAGCAACATGATGCCAATTTCCGTCGAGTATTGCTGTGGATATGGTTGAATCTGGCGTAAGGGCAGACGAAAGGGAACCAGAATGAATCTCCGCTTTGAAGGTGGCACCCTGCATGCCCATAAAAAATCGTCCATAGGCCGCATCAGATGCCTGGTCCCCTTTGCCATTCCAAAGGTCAAAAATAGCTTCGATGTCGGTAAGCGCTGAACTAGGAGTTCCAGGCTTTTTTATCCAAAACTCGACAGTCGCGCCTTCGTCCAAGTCGAGAGCAAGGTTTGAAATACGATTAATCCCAGTTGTATTGTCCCAAACATTTGCTTTGCCGTCCCACGGTTCTGGAAACTGGTGTGATAATTTTTTTCCACTGTCGGGGTCCGCATGTGGTCCACCCTTTATTTGAACATATTCTGGCGCATCTGAGAGCCCGAAGATGGTGGTCACCTTCGAGCCGTCCCGTGCGCCCCAACCATCCTGCGTGGTACCACTTACGGAAAATTGAGCGTAACCGCAGGTTCTCGGATAGCGGTGATTGAAAATATATAAATCATAAAAATTGGATAGATTGAACCACTCAATCTTCTCCGACAAAGAGCCATCATAAGGATACGTTTGATAAATCCTAGAAATAGCATCGGAAGCGTATTGCTCGGCAGAACCATATCTTGCAAAGTTGCTCGCCGTGGCAAAATTTATTGGGGGGAGAAACCGCGTCTTTTGCTTTAGGTAGTGGTCAATATAATCAGATGACTCTACCGGAGTAGCGCTACCCGTAATATCGGATATGCTTTTCTGCGATAAAACTTTATAATTCTTCCCGAAAAGTTCCTTGATATTACCCATACTATTCTTCTACTCTAAATTTAAAAACCTCGGGCTGTTCCACATATTTCCCATTCAAATAATAAGAAAAGTTCATACCATAAGCAAAATCAGGTTCAAAAAGACTCATATTCAAATCAAAATAACTTCCACTTTGATCATATGAAAGTCTCGTCTGATTGTCGCTTCCCGTACCATATGGAATCACCTCAAAGTTATCAGAAACTCTAAATATTTTATAATACGCTGAATCCACTATAACACTATCTAATGTCTCTGTTGCCTTAGTATAAATAGTAGGCGACCAATTTTGTTTTCTGATGAAAAGTCTAAAACGGGCTGTCTCTTTTATAGAGTATGTCGAACGAAAGCCGACCATCGAAGTGACATGATTTGGATTCGGATTTTCGCCCATGGCGCTAAAAGTTTTTACAGAAATTGCAGAACCAGTGTGAAGGGAAACAGAACCAGTAGTCCAAACATCATAAAGGTATGATACAGGTGTGGCTGAGGTATAGGTAATTGACGCGGTATAAATTCCGGCATCTGCTGTGGGATATCCGATGGCGGAGACAACAGGGGTTTCTGCGTCGCCGATAGCAGAATACAATTTGACATCCAACGTATTACTAGCATGAAAACCTTCGAAGGTTTTCAGCTGTCCCCGCACCGAATTATATAAATATAAAGTATTAGCCTGGTCCGCCAGCAGCAAGTGGTTTGAGTTCGTAGCAGCATAAAAATTAGCCCTGTCGTCTCTTTTCGAGTCGTCCCATCGCGCTTCAATGCGCGGACGCTTGTAAAAGTACTCGCTTGTTCTAGTAAAATATTTCTTTGTATAGAATGACGCGCTTAGAGTGCCGTCTTCGTATGCTCCCGACATCATCACGCCAACGCCATAATTAGCCTTTGTTGAATCTATCCATTGTTCAACAAGTTCCGATATGTCAACCTCGATATTTTTGGTGCCGTCATCGCCAACTAAACTTGTATACATTGTTCGAATATTCTTTGTGTTCATGGCTGAATCAGTAGCAAGTAGCGCGGCGCTCGACGTATGATACGCGCCACCTTGAGCGGCAGCTAGGCCGCCGCCCCACAGGGTACCCGTAGTAGCATTAAGCCAGCTAGCTGATCCTGAATCCATATACGTTTCCATATCTAAACCATAACCTTCAGTCCAACTTTCGGAAACGGGCAAGACACTAAGAGTATAATCCGATGGAAGAGTGTTCGGGTGTTCTGCGTTTGTAAGCTTTAAATAAAAACTGACTGAACCCGAGGCGGGAATGTTGCCAGCTGTTCTGTCGGAACTTATGGAATCGACTGGAAATTTCACCAATGCTCGGGATGCTTCAATGGACGGACCATCTATACTACTTGACCTTTGCCCCCAGATTGAAAACACCTCCATTGAATCTGACGCTCCCATATTCGCACCAGTCGCCAAATCAGATAAGTTTTCTTTATATGCGTTTGAAATTGTAGTGTCGGCATCTGCAATGTATCTTTTAATTGCCATTATTTAACCACCCCTTTGATATCAACAACCGGATGTTTGATTTCCCAAATCATATCTTCAGGAATTTTAATTAGCCGACCATCGGCGGAAATATTTCCGTCTACATCAAAAGCTAAGTCGGAATGCATGCCGCCCGACTTCTGACTAATTTCTACATTTATAACATCAGTAACGCCTATGATATCATTTAAAAGAGAGTAGACATCGCTAATATAAAATGGCTCAGCGATATCTGGTCTTTGAACATAATGACGCTTTAACGCCGTATTAGCGCTGTTGAGAATATCATATCTATTCATCTCAGTATCACCAACAACACTAAACTCTATTCCGAGATTTAAAACTCGCGCATCAAGAATATCAATAGTGTCATTAATCATTTTACTTTTTGCTAGCCAAACTTTTAAATTTTGTTTTATGCTATCGTTTGTTCTTACCAAGGCACCGCCGCGATTTTCCGAAATGACATATAAATTGAGATTCCTCTTGAGTGAATTGTGGTCCCGTAATATATTACAGCGCTTAACAGAACCGAACTTTGGCGGCAAAGAATAAACAACGGAAATATAATCTTGTTTTGTTACAGCGCGGTTTTGTGTGGCAAAAACGTCTTTTGCACGGCGCTTCACTTCTAATGACGTGGGCAAAGGCATATCGCCAATTATTGGCTCTTCGTTTGTGACTTCAACATTTTTGTTAATAAAAGCAATAGTACTCCTATTCAGTGAGGAGCGGTTCTCAAAATATAATTTTGCCCTTATCACGTCGCGAATAGTATCAACTCCAGCATTAACATTCTCAGTTGAATTGATTCGGTAAGTTACAGTTAGTTGAGTGTTTGACGGTGCCACTCCAAATTTATCAGTTTCCATAAGTTTTGCCGGGTCAAACGACTCGTCGGTTATATGTGACTTCCCCCATTGATTTAAAACTACCGAAGTGGGCTCAGCAACACTATTAGCAGTCAATTCGGAATCGGACCCATATCCAAACTGAAGAAATGTTCTCTTATCATCTTGTTCCATAACAAAACGCCTCGGCACGACGAATGGTTTTAATAAATGCTGGACTTCTCCATTCTTGCCCGAGTAATTTGGATTTTTGACCGGCTTGTGAATAACGTTCTGCGAAAGGTAATCTACCTCATAATAACTATGACCCTCGGAGTCTGTGACTTCAATAATCTCTGCTATATCAGAAGATTCAATTTCTACCCTTCGGAACTTTTCAAAGTTTCCAACTGGAATAATAACCCGAGCTAGCATTCCAGATATAAGTTGCCCGTGGCATTTCACAGCGAACCATGTGGGCAGCCCGGTTGTATCATTGACACGAGCAACAACAATTTCATTATTTTCGTGGCCGACATGAACGTCTTCATTTAAAATATATTGATTTCCATTCGCCGCCGAAAAAGAACTGCCCCTTTTTATAATTGGCATATAAGAGTCGTCGGGATTCCCAGTAATTGTAGCCGGTATCATAACATAAAATGTTCCCATGCCGGAAGCGCTTGGGCTTCCTCTAAACTTATATCCCAACCTGTTGGCATGCCTAATAACATTTTGATATTCAATTGAAGTATCAATAAAAGATTCATTAGCTTGGTAGTCCATATAAAAAGATAGCATATCGCCGACATATGCGACCGTATCGAGCATCAACGCGCCAAACGAAGCTTCATTAAAATCTTTGAATGTTGTTGGATAATACTTCTTTGCATATTCTACAAGTTCACTTTTAATCGAAGCAAAATCTCTTGCCGTATATCGCACAGGTACTATTTTTTTATAATTTTTTGGCATTACGAATTCCTCTGTCAATAAATAGGATAGAACTATTAAACTTAAACTTTCAATTCCAAAGTTGTTCCCCTACCTATAGGTGTAATTGTTAAAAATATTTTTATCTGTAGTCGGTTTGGGTCGAGGTTTGGCGATTCGATTCCCGGTAGATATCCGTTGGTGCTGCTCCAAATTCCGTCTGGTCCGTAAAAAACCACATCATTAATCCCTACAAACGGCATATATTTTTCTACTTGATTTGTTATCCTTGCGTGGATATTAGAATAAGTGATGACCGAGTGTTGTTCAAACAGATACTTTTTAAGGCCCACCCCAAACGCAGGATCCATTATTCTTTCGCCGGGGAGCGTCAATATAAGACCTTTCAAATTTTGAAGAATCATCTCAGTATAGGTTTTCGTTAGAGAGTATCCGTCTGCAACGTCACGCTGAATTGGCAATTTTGGTGATAGTCCCGCCATTTATCCTTTCTCCTTTTCCTTTATAGCATCTTCGTCTGGCTCTGGCGCGTCGCATTCCGGTTCGGTATTGCTAGCGATGTTTTCCTCTTCTTTAGCTTTCTTCTTTGCCTGTTTCTTTTTCTTTTTATCAGCTGGTAACTGCGGCATACTGTAAGCAACATCCCCATTGGACCCAAAGCTGGACCCCATCCAAAAGGAAAAGTCACCGGCCAAAGCGGGAATACTGATTTCCAATTTTTAGGCAAAGGCCAAATTCCTGCATCAACCATTCTACTAACCAGTTGATAATGCGGATCCGTCCACTCGGCAACTCCGCGAAGCAAGATGGGGACAGTCCTCAGAGCCATTTTCAATAAATCCGGTGAGCACCCCTTTGTCCCAACATTCCCCTGGTGGGCTTGGTGCAAACCGGCATTCCCGCCCACAGCTGCAACTGTCTCGTCTTGGCGAGCCCACCAATCTTCCTTACTTGGGGAAAAAGAATAAAACAAAGATCTTAGTGCCTCCTTAGTTCTGTTAAATGCGAGGTCGAGTTCAGGCTTTGATAAAACCATCGAATTGCCATTATAAATAGTTACAAGGGACAACATTCTTGGAAGGGGGAAAACATATTCAAATAAAAATTTATATTGTGACGACTCCAAAAGTTTTTTTCTTAATTTGGCCATGGTGTTGTTGGGATACTTCTCTAAGTCTGAGCGTTTACTGACATTAGGAGAGGCTTTCAAGTTGGTTCTCCATGACGTCTCAGCCGAAACTAGTGGAAAAATATGAATTGGGCGGCTAATAGTGGTGCGATTTGTTTTCAGCGCAGCAATGTCTATGGTCATATACTGGAAATTACCATGTTTCGATGTCGTCTTTTTCTTAAGTGACTCTTCTAAGAAATATGCCTTTTCTTTTTTCGCAACATTAATGGCGGCGCTCTTATCCCACACGGCAAAAATATTCTTTTCAAACTCTGTTAAGATGTCGTTGTCGACTCCACCCCCAGAATTTGTGATTTTCCAAACAGCTTCATCTTCATCCATATCCGTATAAGACTTTGCTCCCCCTAGAGTTTTAGCGCTGGTGAGTGCTATGGAAGCGGCAGTAGCAAGCGCGCCGTCGTCGAGAACTGAGGGGTCTGCTCTAACCCACTCTTCCATTTTTCCAGTTTGATATTCTCCAGGTTTTAATCTCGGAAGCCACACTAACCGAATACCATACGAATGGGTTTTGAAAAAAAGAGAAGTGCTTACATTTTCTAGACCGCCCAATTCATTATCGAGATCTTCAATAAACGATTTCCATTCATCAATGTTGACAACACCGCTCAAGTGCGGCTCGGCGGGGCCAGGATTTTTATTGAGTGGACCACCTGGACGATTTCTAATTGCCATAAGTATGGGGTCGGTTGGCGCAATGCCACTGTAATTTATTTTGTCCTCGATACGAATATATCTTTCAAGAAAAAATGTTCCACCATCTTTTTTTAAATCTGGATATCTTGAATCTATTTGTTGGTCGGATGCTTGTGTTTCCCAACTATTTGCGCCTCCGCCTCCCAATGTTCGGGCTCGCTGAAAGCGCAACTCGGAAGGCGCAGGCCCATATTTCCGTGCTCTGGGTACATCCACTGTCCTAATCCAGCCGCCTAGCGTTTTTGGCGTTTGTACAACAGCGCCTTCGGGAGTCGACTCATAATCTCTATTCGATGGCGGGTCTGTAAAACGCCGATGAATGTTGTGAGTATTAGTGCCGATTTTTGCGTCTAACTTTAAAGCCAGATCTGGTAGTTGTTCCATGGCAAGATATTTTATTGCTTCTTCGCCCGTACTATACGCGACGCTATTTTCGTCTAGTAAGGCTTTCATATCAATTATATCATACAAATTTTCAATTGGGATATTGGCATCTCTTCTTTTCTTAATCATTTCATTTGCCGCTTCGCCGACATCTTTATAAAAAACGGGGTTGAATCGCTTAAGATCCTCTTTAAGTTTATGGCTAATAAATTCAATAATCAATTGGTCGCCAAGTAACGTGCTTGTTTTAAATTCTGAAAAAGCGAAAATAGATTTCAGAAGCGTTTCCAGCATATACACTCGAGTAATTAACTTGACCACGCCAGACTTCGCTGATTTTTCAAACTCGGACGTAGGATCATTATTTTGTCCGAAAGGGGTACAACTTTTGTTGTATTCTTCTTTTATTTCTTGAGCAATATTATATATGTCTAACAAATCAGCTTCAGCTGCGCTGGTCGCACAATTGTCGCCAGAACCCTGCGGGTCCGGCACTAACTCAACGTCTTCCAACTCTTCTAAGTCGAAGAGCCGAGAATTAGACGTCTGCCGTGCAATCTTCCGAAGTAAATCAACCATAATTTCTCCGTGAAGAGTTTTTAAACGATCATAGAAAAAGACTTTTTCGTCACCTTCTGTAGCATCTTTGTCGGCCAGTTCAACGAGCCCATCTGCACGAAGCCTCGATAATACATAGCTGGCAAACGCCTCCGCTTGAGGTGTATTGTCTCCGATTTCCCACGATTCCGATGGTGATATGGGGGCTGGAGTCGAAAGAGATTTATCTTCTGCGGCCAGTTCAAAATCTAACTGCTTTTGTGTTTGCGCAGCCTTGGGCGTAGTAAGGCGCAGCAAAAAATTATCTCTAAACCCGCCTGCTGGATTGTCAACATACGGAATTTCATATTCTACCATCGGCGCAGGAGGAAGAAAATGTAACTGGGGAGTTCCAACTTCGTCACCCTCAGCTTCTTTTTTCGCCTTCGCTTCCCTTTCAAGCTCCGCTCGCCACCATTCATAATTTGCGCGTGTTCTCTGAATGGATCCTTTTTCGTATTGCGAGATTTCAAGACGTTTGCCCTTCTCTGGCTTGTTGCTTGTAAGGGCTGTAAGTTTATTGATTTCGTCCTGGGTACCCTGGTCAACCTCGCCCAATTCTTCTTCCAGTTCTGCGGCTGTTTCCCTCAGTTCAGCTAATTTATGCTGCTTCTTTTCGAGCCGCGCCTGGGCGTCGTTGGTCTTTTGGCGAATTGCTTCCAGTTCGTCGCCTGACGCTGGAGCTGTGAGCGGCTGAAGCGCCTGGGCGAGAAACTGAATTTGAAAAGAACTCTCCACATCTTCTACAACAATAAACGAACGCTTGCCTGTTCTTAGGTTTTTCTTTAGGCGCGGGGCGACTTTCGAAAACAGTCG